ATTTGCTGTAAGAGATGGAGATGTGTCACTCAATGTGGTGAAACCGTTTTTACTGAAATCAAAACATGAAAAATCCAAAGAGAGTTATGGTTTTGAATCCACTTCCACAACCGTCACAGCACTCCTTGACTGGGGTGCTTTTTTATTGTATAATACTCTCATACACATCATACCCATGACCTACGAAGCAACCGTCCAGTTAAAATTTGATGCTACCTACACTCCCACCTATGGTAGTGGGTTTGGTTCTACTGTAATTGATGACTTCATTCCTGAAGAGCATTACCTGATCACTGCTCCTGCTGGTGATCTCAATGCCAATCAATACTTCAAATTATTTGAGAAGTTCATGCTCTGTGTGGGCATGTCTCCCGGTTCTATTAGTTCTGGTGCTATGTCATTGGTCTTCAATGAGTTTGTCAGTGAAGAAGAGCAGCGTAAGATCTGTAAAGAGTATGAACTCACCATGGATGAAGATCTTCAAGATAAGTTTGAGGAGTGGAAGATTCGTGATGCTGAGGTTGAGCGTCTGATGAATAGTAAAAAAGGTCCTATGGGTACAGTTGAAGATAGTGCTAATGGAGTAGTATGATGACTGAATACGAACAAAAACTTTACGATGTAATTGTAGATTGGTGGGACGATGTGTTTGTAAATAACAAAGATAAGAATGCAACTATTATTGATCTTGTCAAATCTATCAGTGAGATAGATGATTGGGATAAACCAATCCCGGAAGGTGTTGACCCTTATAATCTAACTGGAAGAGATCCAACACAATCTGTATGGAAGAATGGTAAACGTCCTTCCCCAGATTATTACGAAATTATTAACGGGAAAATGAATGACTGACCACTGGTTTTTTATTGTATAATACTCTCATAGTCAATCAGATTTATGACCTACGAAGCAGAAGTACAATTTAAGTTTGATGCTACCTACACTCATGATTATAGTCGTGGGTTTGCATCTCACCTTGGCGATGATGACTTCCTACCTGAAGAGCATTTCCTGATCACTGCTCCTGCTGCTGATCTCAACTGCAAGCAGTATTTCAAACTGTTTGAAAAGTTCATGCTCTGTGTAGGTATGGATCCCAAATCTATTCGTTCTGGTGCTATGTCATTGGTCTTCAATGATTGGACCAATGAAGAAGAGCAACGCAAGGTATGTAAAGAGTATGAACTGACCATGGATGAGGACCTGGAGAAGAAATACCAGGACTTCAAAGAGCGTGATGCTCAATGGGCAAAATTGAATGCTCATTATGAGAATAACTTTGGTAGTGAACCTAAGATCAAAGGTGATTGGGAGCAAATGACTGATGAAGAGCGTGAGCATCAATGGGAGACAAGTTATTGGCAACTCTATCGTCGTTTCCAACGCTTCGCTAAGTATACTGACGAGCAACTGGAAGTGATGGCCGATATGTATGAGCAATCTAAACTTGATGGAGTAGCATGATGGGTATGTTTGATTTTATACGGAGTTCTTATTACTTTGGTGATGACTTCTCTGGCAACTGTCAAACAAAAGACATTGAAGATGGTATTGGTGGTACTATGACCCAATACTGGATTGCTCCTGATGGACAACTTTATATTGTCGATTATACGCAAACTGCTGACTTTGTGGAACTCAAAGAAGGTGATGATGGATATAATGATAAGTTAGCATTCTTTAACTTTAGGTGGATTCCAAACGGAACTCATGGTAAAGTAAGACCATATCCTATTTGTAAGTATGTTACAATCTATCCAGAAAACTGGAAGGGTGAATGGGAAGATTGGCCAGAATGCCGTATTCATTTTAAAGATGGTATGCTTCAAGACTTTGAAATTTTATCTAAAGGAAACCAAAAATGAAACTAATAAAATTCTCTCATTGTGAGGACTTTGGACATGATTGGTATGTCCAAGTATTATTCACAAAGTGTTGGGCATTGTTTCAAGGTTCTGTGAGTTGGAATGATTTCCCCAGTTGGCCATACCTACAAATCAAATCTGGCAATGGTTGTATATTGAGTATTATGTTCTGGGCACATCGATTTGGTATTGATGTTGGTATCATTGAACGTACATGGAATTGGAACTATCAACAAGATATTGATTTTGATACATCTCTTGATGATGTTGATCCAACTATAGGACTCACAGAATAATGTATAGTACGCCAGTAAAAGGAACCCATCCAAATAAAACTAAGATGAACTGGTTTGAATACTGGTTTGGTCATGCCTGGATGACAGGATGGCAGAGTATGCGAATGACATTCCGCATCTGGGCAAATCTGATGACATCAGACTATGATGGGTATGCTCTAATGAAAGAGGACGATCCTGAAACAGAATGTGTAGAATGGTTCTGGGCATCAATAAATGAAGATGATGTGTATCCCAAAGAGTTCCTGGAGTATTTGATGCAAATGGTAGAAGACATCGAACTAGGCAAGGTGGAAACATATTCTATGGATGAAGTAATGGATCGACTCAAAGATAGGTGGGGTGATGAAGAAGATACTGACATGGATTGAAGACTCATTGTGGGCGTGGAGTAATGGATTCACGTTTAGATTTGTCAATTACAATGACAATGTAGATCGTTGTGCATTCTTTGAAGAGATCAACAATGGTTGGTATCACATGTATATCTACCCATATGATGACATGTATATCCCTGTCATCAGTCAAGAGCGTAGAACACGATTAGATCAACAACCAATCACATTCTATGTGAGTGAGGAAGATTATGATGCTATGTTCAATGCTATTAATGATCCTCCAGAACCATCTGAAGCATTATTAAAACTATGGCAGCGCCGCTTGCCTTGGGACAGTGACAGTTCAACAAGTGGCACAGAGGGCACAGACACGCCCACCTGATGCCCTATAATAACTTCAGAAGCGAACCCTCCCCAGAAACCACCCGCCATTGGGATAGGTCTGACGGAAAGATCCTTCACTTGCTGTAGGGGAGATCAGCACCCCACCAACACATTATTTCATTATCATGTCAAGCAACTCTTCCTCTTCCTCCAGCGGTATTGGTTTCCCTGGTCTGCTGACCGTGTTGTTTATTGGTCTCAAACTGACTGGTAAAATCACCTGGCCCTGGGTGTGGGTGCTGTCTCCTCTGTGGATTAGTGCTCTGCTTGCTGTTGCTATTCTCGGTCTTGCCTTCATCATCCTGCTCCTTCAAAAATGACTGATCAACACACTCTTGACTTTCAGATTGCTAACACTTTAGAGAAGGTCCAACATATCAACCCTGTGTTGTATGGTATGTGGTATAGCAAGTTGTATCCTCCTCATGGTAACGTCAACTACTGGACTGCTGAAACTCTCACTCATCTGAATAATCTACTGAAATGATTGATACATACAAGGAGTGTGATGTCGTAAGATATGCACCACATCAAGTTGCAGAATACAAGTATTTCCTACACTGTGAGAACACCAAATGACAATGCCAGACAAAACTTGGAAAGTAATGAATGACCTGCAAGAGGCATTTAATCAAATCACTACATTTAGTTTCCTTCTTGATAAACTACAAGAAGCAGTAGATGCTGGTGACACACAACGCATTGTTGATACCATTGCTGCTCTCAATGCATTTTATCCACCATACTGTGATAACTGGGATGATAAGTATAAAGTAGCATGGGATCATGTTATAAAAGGTGAGTGAGTCAGGAAGTCAAAACAAATCTTTGTTACAAAAATGTTAGACTGACGCAGTAATACATACATACAGTAGTCACATTAAGACTTATGAAGTTTCTATTATCATTATTCGTTTCACTATTTTTTGCACTTCCTGCATGGGCTGTTGATGTTCAAATGGGTGCCAATGGAAATCTCGTTTTTGAACCTGCTGAAGTTTCTATTGCTGCTGGTGAGTCAGTGCATTTTATTAATAATATGCTTCCTCCTCATAACGTAGTTGTAGAGAATCATCCAGAACTCTCGCATGAAGGTCTCGCTATGTTACCAGGTGAAGACTTTGAGGTTGCGTTTCCCGAAGCAGGAGACTATACTTACTGGTGTGCTCCTCATAAAGGAGCTGGTATGATTGGAACAGTTCACGTATCTTAGTTATGACAATTCCATATTATATTGATGATCCTTCTACATTTAATAAAGTAGAAGTTCCACAAGAAATCCTTTTTTATTGTGATGCTGCCACTATCGATGCCAATCGTGATGACTTACGTTACTATGATTGTGTTTCTATGCAAATGGGATATTACGGAAATTCAAAACATGATTTAAAGAAAATGAGAGATAAGTTTTTTGATAATATCCCGATCTATAGTGTTTTTGAATAATGAGTCACGCTGATCACACTACTTTGGAGCATTTATTACTCATGTTTCTTTGTTGTATTGCTGGTTTAGGAATCGGCACCCTATCTATCTGGGGTTATAATCAAGTCAAATAAAAATCATAATCTATGAAAATCTTTTTAGATACCGCTGACACCAAACTGATTGAAAAATATTTTGATACTGGATTAGTAGATGGTGTCACTACTAATCCCACACTAATCATGAAGAGTGGTAAAGATCCTAGAGATGTTTACCAAGACATTAAAGACATTGGTGTTCAAGACATTAGCATGGAAGTTGTTGGTGATTTTGAACAAATGTATTGTGAAGGATACAAACTTGCAAAAGAGTTTGGAAATGTTGCTACTATTAAAGTTCCTTGCACTAGAGAAGGTTTGCACACATGTAAAGCACTTTCTAGGGAAGGCATTAAAGTAAATGTTACATTAATCTTTAGTATGGCCCAAGCAGTTCTTGCTGCTAAAGCGGGAGCAACATATGTCTCTCCTTTTGTTGGAAGACTCGATGATCAACAAGTTGCTGGTCTAGAAGTTGTTCGTGGTATTGCTGATATCTATCGTATCCATGGAGTTAAAACTCAAGTCCTGTCAGCATCAATCCGTAGTGTTCATAGAGCATTGAGATCTTGGTATAATGGTGCTCAGGTAGTCACGATGCCACCTGATGTTTTTGACAAAATGTATGATCATATTCTTACTGACAAGGGACTTGAAATCTTTAACAAAGATTGGGAATCCGTAAATGAAAAAATTTAATGACGAGTTGCAACAAGGCAACGAACTATTAAAAGCAATGGGTAGATTGGAATCATGAGAGCATTAGTTATTTTTGGTGCCACTGGAGATTTATGTAAACGAAAACTTATTCCTGCACTTTACAGTCTCTATAAGAAAAACCTTTTACCAACAGATCTTGTGATTGTAGGATCTGCAAGAAGAGATATTGGAGTAAAGGCATGGAAAAAATCTTTAGGTGAATATCCTGAAGATTTTATGCATCATTTAGATTATCAATCATCCGATCTTTCAGTAATCAAGTCTTTGAAAAATCTGGGTGACTTTGAACACACAACTTATTTTCTTTCTGTACCCCCAGAAAGATATGCTGATTCTGTCATTAACTTAAAAAACGCAGGACGGTTAAATGACCCAGAAAAATCGCGTGTGGTTATTGAAAAACCCTTTGGGTACGATCTTAAATCTGCTAATCATCTACAATCTGTGGTGGCTGGACATCTACGAGAGAAACAGGTATATCGCATTGACCATTATCTCGGTAAAGATACTGTTAATAATATCCTTGCCACCCGCTTTAGCAATATACTACTGGAACCACTTTGGAACAGGCAGTACATAGAAGAAGTTCAGATCTTTGCTACAGAGACTCTGGGATGTGAAGGACGCTCACAATACTATGAGGGTGCTGGAGTGGTTAGAGACATGCTACAGAACCATATGCTTCAGGTTCTAGCATTGATTGCTATGGAACCTCCTTGCAGAAATGATGCACGGGAGATTCGTAGGGAGAAGACAAAAGTTCTTGCTGCAACTAGACTTGGACAAAGACTTGTTTGTGGTCAGTACATTGGATATAAAGATGAAGAGGGCGTAGATCAGGACTCTATTACTCCAACTTTTGTTGCTGGTGATTTATACGTTGATAACTGGCGTTGGGAGGGAGTTCCTTTTCACTTCATGACTGGTAAAAAATGTCCAGTCAATTGTGTAGAAGTTGTTATTAAGTTTAAATCTCCACCTCAAACTTTATTTGATGGTCATGAATGCAATGATCGTATTGTTATTAGACTTCAACCAGATCCTCATTTAGACATGAGGATTGACATCAAAGCACCAGGACTTGAAGATAGGGTTGAACCTGCATTGTTGCAGTATCATTACCCAGTCGAAAAAGCAGTTGATGGTTATGAAAAACTTCTTTATGATGCTATGAATGGAGATCAATCCCACTTTGTTCATTCTGATGAAGTATTAGAATCTTGGAGGATTGTTGATGATCTTTTGTGTGTTGGAGAAAGTTGTCCAATACGAACAATGCCTTATCTATATCATGCTGGTATTTGGGGACCATGGAACAAAGTAGATGGGATTACTAAATGGGATTACCCATTAAAACTTAAGTAGAAGGAAGTATGAAAGTAGGAATGATCGGATTGGGACGGATTGGAAGCACTCTAAACCACTTTCTGAACTGTCACACCACCTCTTTACAGGGGTGGTTTTTATTGTATACTGACTACAGGCAAAACAAACACATGTTTAATTTCTTCAAAAAGAAACCATCAGACAAATCTGAACGACTTATTGGACAAGAACTGATTGATAAAGTCAAAGATCTTGATCATTTAAGTAAAACTGAGATTGCCATTGCTTGTGGGTACTATCGAGTTGTGAACGGTGAGACTTACCCACGTTTTACTGAATTTTACACTGCACTTCTGGATTCCAAAGGCATACCTTTAGGACCCCATCGCAAGTTGAGTTATCGTGCAATGGTTCAGGGCAACGGCAATATCGTGATCGGCAAAGCTTACACTGCCATGATGGATTTACATCCTGGTGATGAGTTTGACATCAAACTTGGTAAGGATTTTATCAGATTGACTCGTGTGGGTGTGATGGATATCTAAACCAATTCCTAAACTGTCCACCACCTCTACACAGGGGTGGTTTTTTATTGTATACTGACTTCAGTTGCAAAAACAGATGAAACCATTTATTTTTATTGCCGGGGGAGTAGTTGGACTTGGTGCCTTAATCTGGGGTCTTGCTTATCATGGCGTTATTTTCACATCAGTCTTTGCTCCACAATATGAGAATGTTCGGAGAAAAACTTTCGAGCAATCAAAATCTTTTCGTACTGGTGCTATTCAAGAACTGCAGAATATGCAGTTTGAATACATCAAAGCATCTCCTGAACATAAAGTAGCACTCGCATCTATTATTCGTCATCGTGCTGCTGAAGTTCCTGCTGATGCAATGCCCATTGAACTTCAAACTTTTATCTCCAATCTACCTAATTGATCATGAAAACTATTTTTTCTATTGCCGCAATTGCACTTTTGGGAGCAACTGTTGTTGGTTGTGAAGAAACTTCCTCGGATCGTAAACAACGCAATGCTCAAGAACGAATTCTCAAGGAAGCAACCGCACAAACAGGTATGCCTGCAATCAAAAACTTCCGCGAACGTAAATTGATGAAGCAAATTATTGAGATGAGAGATCAAGAGGGTTTAGTGACATATACTTATACTTTTCCTGAAGTAACTGGTATTCCTGTGTTTCTGTGTAATTCTGTTGGATATGGTCTTCCTGCAGCAATGCAATATACTAATCCTGAAAAATATACTTCTTCAGGTGGTACTATGCCCCAAGCAGATCCTAATGGACTTTTCTCTCCAGAGAGTGCAGAAGGAACTTGGGTATTGTGTTCTGATCCTTCTGGTAATGGTAAAACTGAACCAGTTTATGTCGAACCTCGTATCATTGTTTCTCCTTTTAAACTTTAAATCATGGGTCAGTTAGTATTTCATTCTCAATCGATGTGTTAAATAAATCTTATATTCCTAACACATCAAAGACAATGTGTTAACTGTCACATGACCTCCCCCAAAAAGGGAGGTTCTTTTGTATACTGACTACAGGCAAAACAAACTAAGATGACTTTAATTTCTAAAACTAAATTTGAATGGGGTCTTGTAATTAATACATCTAATAAAACAGTTGATGTAGTAAAATCATCTTATAGAGATACTGTTGTAAAAACATTACCATGGATTGAAGGTTATTCTCTTATGAATATGGTAATATTTTGTGAGGAATGTCGTAAGAAAAGAGGTTATAGTTTCTTAGAGGTGTGCTTGTGCTAACGAATAATCCACTTCCACAACCGTCACAGCACTCCTTGCACGGGGTCTTTTTTATGATAAATATTTTCATCACCCTTAAAAAAAATAATGGCAAAACTTTCAGAAAAGATTACTGATGAGCAGGTTGAAGAGTTTGATCTTAGAAAATCATTAGAACCTATTGAAAGTTGTACGTTTAAACAGGAAGACAAACCTGGGATTATTACTTATCATGACATTGAGTTGAATAAAAAGTATAGGATTAATAATCCAGGTCATAAAGGAACGCATAATCAAATCGTAGAGGTAACCAGTTTCTTATACAAGTGGAACGTTGATGAAATGACAGAGCAACCTCTTGGTGTTGGAATAAAATTCCAAAAAAATAATAAAAATGGAACTTATTACAAAATATCACATTTAAATCTAATTGATTGACTATTATGAACTTTATTATTTACAGTAAAAATGGCTGCTATTATTGTGATCAAATAAAAAAGGTATTAACGCTTGCAAATATTGAGTATTTGTCTTATGATTTGGGTAAGGATTTTACTAAAGAGGATTTTTATTCTAAGTTTGGATCTGGATCTACTTTTCCCCAAGTGCTTCTAAATGGAAATAAACTTGGAGGATGTACGCAAACACTCAAATATATAAAAGAAAACAACCTTTTTTAAATGTGGAACAAGAAGTGTATTACGACGTAGAAAAATCTATTGATTACGCTTTTGAGGGAAAGTTCGTTATGAAGTTTTATGATTATTTGAAGCTTCGTAAAACTTTAAAACGAGAAGTTGAAGAGTTTATTTCAAGTGAAACTGCACAAAGTATTTCTTATATGATTAATGATCTTGAAGAATATATTAAAGGCGGTGCTGACGAACAACATAAACAACTTCGTGAGGGATATGGACATATCCCTAAACCACAAGCGAGAAAAATTAAAACTTATCTTAGTGGCATATTAGAAGATGCGGAGAAGTACAACTATGAGAAGAGGAGAGGAAGAAGAAAAAAGGCAACTAAATAGTACAGATGATCCTTTAGAGATTAATAAAGGATTTGAGTTAATGCTAAAACGGAACAGGAGGGAATCACCTAAGCCTAAAACCTTTCAAGTTAGGTTTGGTAAGATGATATCTCTCTTCCGAAGAGAGATTCATTTTAACTTCAACCTAGAACTTGATATTAAAAAATCAAAGTAACCTCAGGGGTAAAGTAAATGGAACATGCATTAGTGCTCACCATGTCTGTAATGATGACCTTGCTATTTTTCTTAGTTGGTGGTATAGTAGGTTGGATCGCAAATAGAGTTTATCTAGAAAATCAACCAATCAATATGCATCCCGAGTTTTTTGATCAAAATGGCAACATTATTCCAGATGAAATCCTAGCAGTACGTTTTGAAAATGACGATGACACAGAAGACTACAACAACGAAGACTAATCGAAAAAGACCACAGGTACAACCTACTAAGTTAGATCCAAACTGTTTTCAGCATGAGATTCTAGATCTAGTAAGCAATCAAAGGAGTGCCAGTAAAAAAATCCAATATTTACAAGAGTATCGTAACCATGCTCTTGTATCTATTTTTATTTGGAACTTTGATGATTCTGTAGTAAGTCTTCTTCCTCCTGGAGAAGTACCGTATGCTGATATTAAAGAAATGAGTTCGGTTGGAGGCACTCTTTCTGATTCTGTTAATAGACAACTTAGCGGACAAGGAAAAGGTGTTGGGTATAATGGAGTTGATGGTGATGTCCGTCAAGGAAGAACTTCATTGAGAAACGAATACGATAAACTTTATAACTTTGTAAAAAATGGCAACAAAACATTGTCATCTATTCGTAGAGAGACTATGTTTATCAACATGCTTCAAGGATTGCATCCAAGTGAAGCAGAACTTTTATGCTTAGTGAAAGATAAAAAGTTGACTGACAAGTATAAAGTTACTTGGCAAAATGTAAAAGACGCTTATCCAGATATTCGATGGGGAGGTCGTTCTTAATATAAAACTGATTTATAGTATTCATGGCAAATAAAATTAATTCAAATGACCCATCATCATATGGCTGTCAGATTCTCCTTGAAAAAACAACAATCGAACAAGCAAAAGATAAATCTTTTCCAAATGATGCTCGATTGATTTGGTATATTGTAGATGGAGAGCAACATATAGATCTGACAAGATGTAAAAAAAATGCAGATCTTTTTGACTTTTATTATGACAAATATGGAAAAAACTCCATTCAAAAAATAGATTTTGGGTATGGTGGTATGAATCCAAAACTTTGGGGAAATACAAATAAATCTAAAAAAAGTAAAAAAAATGAGTGAAGGATTTAAAGATGAAGAAGTTGAAATCGAAGTTCAACTTAATAAAAATGAAATCGATAAAATCTTGAAAAAATATAAGAAAGCAAAAAAATATATAAAGTCTTCTTTATATGAAGTTAAAAAAATAAGTGGAACTGAAACCTACATAACTAATCTTATTAAGGAAGCGGAGGATAATCCTTTGTAAATGGGAAAACATTTTTTGTTAAATCTTTATGGATGTCCATTTAAACTTTTAGATGATCCAGTTATTTTGATAGATTTATTAGAAAATGCTGCTTATGTTAGCGGTGCTCATGTCATTCAAAGCATTTATAAAAAGTTTAAACCTCAAGGCGTAACAGTATTGACTTTACTTTCAGAAAGTCACATTAGCATTCATACATGGCCTGAAGATGGAAATGCTGCAGTTGATATCTTTACTTGCGGCGATTCTAATCCAAAGATTGGGTGTGACATTATTGTCCAACAACTATGTTCAACCAGTCATACATTAAGTTATATTGAACGCTGACTAAAATCGACTTTTAAATCCAAAAAAGTCGGAAAAAAAATCCCAGCAAAATTTTGGTCTGTAGGGTCGAAGTAAAATTTTATCCTCCCACTTGACTAAATAATACATGAGATCTATAATGACTCATACGTTCATCAGAGGTATTGCCTCTGACGCAAGTAAGTCGCGGAACGGAGCGTAAGCAATTAGAATGATTTATTGCACTTACTACTCGTCGCTGTAAAAAATCACTCTAATCGTTCATCCCATGATTGATCTTTTACTCTATATTTCTATTTCCTGTCAAGATGCTGCTGATGTGATCAGTCGTGTCAATGAAAATGATAATGTGAGTAAAACTATTCAAACTGAGGTTATTGAAACCTTAAAGGAAGCAACACCTCAGTGTGATTGGGACGCAAACGACTGAAGGAACGGCGTTTTAACAAACCCATCCTTTAGGAGACCTACAATGAACACACTTAACCTCATTCGTAATCAGATCAAGAAAGCAGCAGCTCTTCATGATGCTCAAATCGCTGCCACCACTTACCGTGGTGTCCGCTATGAGTGTCAGCAAGGAACTGATGAAGTACATGGTACTTTCTGCTATCGTGGTCACACTTATAATAAATGAGTTACTTGTAAACGTATGGAAGAGGGTTCTTGACGAACCCTCTTTTTTTATGTAAAATATGAGAGGTTCTACTATGAAAATGGACAAAGAAAAAGTATCACTTATCGTCAAAAATATGGAATCTCTTGTTCGACTCTTAAAGATCGAGATTGAACAAGAAGAAAAAGAATATGCCCCACTTTCTTCTACTGCTTATGAAGATATATTTTCAGATTATAAAAAGGGTTTTGTGGATTCCGAATATGAACCAGATTATTATGAGGAACCATAATGGGAATGTATGAATCTCTGAACTGCTTTGAGGAAGCACTAAAACATTTTGGTACTAGGGTAGAAATGATTACTGCTATGGAGGTAGCAAAAAAGTTGTCTGCCGAAGATGCATATCAAATGATAAAGAATGAACTCAAAGAAGTTAAAAAATGTCGTAAACTATTCAATAAAGGAAATAAAGATGAATGTTCGTCTGATTAGTGTTACTCCCGACGCGGAGAAAACAATGGGTTATGTTGCTCGTGTCAGTAACCCTTCTAACCAAGAGAATCCAAAGGTTGCGGGTCTTCTTAAGTATTGTGTAAATCACCAGCATTGGAGCGTCTTTGAGCAGGCATTCATGACGCTTGAGATTGAGACTACCCGTGGACTAGCAGCTCAAATCTTGAGGCATCGTTCGTTCACATATCAAGAGTTCTCACAACGGTATGCTGATAGTTCTCTTCTAGGAGATACTATTCCTCTTCCTGAACTACGCCGACAAGATACCAAGAATCGTCAAAATTCTATTGATGACATTGATCCTTTCATTGTGCAGAAGTATGAGATGTTGATGCAAGATCATTTTAAGAGAGGAATGGATCTCTATCAAAAGATGCTTGATGAAGGAATCGCAAAAGAGTGCTGTAGATTCGTTCTTCCACTGGCGACTCCTACTCGTCTTTATATGGCAGGTAGTTGCAGGTCTTGGATCACATATATTGCACTCCGAGAAAAAAATGGAACGCAAAAAGAGCATATGGATATTGCTAAAGAATGTAAAAAAATCTTTGCCGAGCAATTTCCTATCTGTACAGAAGCACTTGGAGGGGTAGAAAATCAATGGGTTCTGTAATGTGATGAAGTGGGATTTATCTTTGGAAGATTTTACCAATCATATTATGAAAATATCTTCCCATTTAAGCAATAAATAAATTCATATCATTAAGAGGTGAAAATTTTGGCAACATATCCCGTCGTTAATAAACAAACAGATGAAAAAAAAGAAGTCGTAATGAGTATTCACGACTGGACCCAGTGGTGTAAAGATAATCCAGATTGGACACGCGATTGGTCTGATCCTTCTACCTGTCCTTCTGCTTGTGAAGTGGGGGATTGGCAGAATAAGTTAGTCGCTAAAAACCCTGGTTGGAATGAAGTTCTAGACAAAGCTTCTAAAATGCCAGGATCAAAAGTAAGTAAAATCTGAACCTATGCCTGCAAAGAAAAACAAAACAGGTACTGGCACCGCAACACCAGTTCCATTTGGTATGAGCAATCGTGTTATGAAAAGAAAAAAACCCATTAATACCAGTTTTATCAAAAAGATTGAACCTTTAACGGATAATCAAGAAACCTTATTTGATAAGTATGCACAAGATCAAAATCTTGTTGCGTATGGTGCAGCTGGCACAGGAAAAACATTTATTACACTTTACAATGCACTTTTAGATGTTCTTGATGAAAAGTCACCATATGAAAAGATTTACATTGTAAGATCTCTCGTTGCTACTAGGGAGATTGGATTTCTTCCTGGAGATCATGAAGATAAATCATCATTGTATCAAATTCCATATAAGAATATGGTGAAATACATGTTTGAAGTTGATGAAGCGTCAAATGAAATGCTATATGCAAATCTAAAGACTCAAGGAACTATTTCTTTTTGGTCTACTTCGTTTATTCGTGGAACAACCCTAGATAAATCAATTATTATTGTGGATGAGTTTCAGAATCTAAACTTCCACGAACTAGATTCTATTATTACTCGCGTTGGAATAGACTCTAAGATTATGTTCTGTGGAGACGCTACTCAAACAGATTTACTTAAGGAAAGAGAGCGTAATGGTATTATTGATTTTATGAGGATTTTGCAATCTATGCCATCTTTTGATATTATTGAGTTTGGCGTAGAAGATATTGTTCGCTCAGGTCTGTGCAAAGAATATCTAGTTGCTAAAGAAACACTAAAAGCTGATTTGGATTTATGATTTTTAATCATGTAGACTTGGAGCTCCCTCGTCTTGAGAGGGAGCATATTGATGGAGTTCGTTATTATAAAGTTCATGATAATGATGAACTTCATCGTTTTGTTTCCATCACTTCTGTCATCAGTCATTATAAGAAAGATTTTTTTAATAAATGGAGACAGAGAGTTGGTGTAGAAGAAGCTGATAGGATTACTAAAAAAGCAACTAGTAGAGGAACTGACGCTCACACTTTAATCGAGCATCATTTAAAAAATGAATCGTTACCTAAAGTTCAACCTATTTCTGAACTTTTATTTAAGATTGCTAAACCAGCTTTAAATCGTATAAATAATATTCATACTCTTGAAGGATCACTGTATAGTACATATTTTGGTATTGCGGGTACTGTGGACTGTATTGCCGAGTTTGATGGAGAACTCGCTATTATTGATTTTAAAACCTCAGCAAAACCAAAACCTAGAGAGTGGATTGATGGTTATTTCGTACAATGCTGTGCTTATGCGTGTATGTTGTATGAACTTACTGGGATTACAATAAAAAAGTTTGTTATTATTATGACTTGTGAAAATGGAGAAGTAGAAGTATACGAAGAATACGATAAGAAAAAATATATTAAACTATTAACTCAATATATCAGGAAGTTTGTCGATGATAAGACTTCTTGAAATTGATATGTTATAATGATAACATTGTGCAAGTATTATGGAGATTAAATGTCACTCAATCTATTGAATTTAATGCAAATAGACTACAAACAAGAGTTTTCAAAAGAGATAGAATCAAAGTTTATTCTCCCTGCAAAGTTTGCACAAGAGATAGAAACTATAGTAAAAAATGAAGATAATATGTCATATATTGACGCTATCATTTATTACTGTGAAAAAAATAAAATAGAACTAGAATCTGTTCCTAAACTCATATCAAAACCTCTCAAAGAAAAGATTAAATATGAAGCTATGGAACTAAACTTTTTGAAAAAAACCTCACGAGCTAAATTAAAGATTTGAAATTGGACCCTCACGATTGCTTCAAAACCTATTTGTCAATCAAAAATCATTTCACTCAAGAAAAGTACGATTATCATAAGTACTGTGGAAAAACAAGATCGTCTTTGCAATCTTTTTACAAGAGAAAAGATAGATTCTTTTTTGAAAAAATGAGTCGCCAAAAAAGTGATGAACAGATCTTGAGTTTTTTTGTTGCAAACTTTTCAAGTGCTGAAGATCCACAATCTTTATGGATTGGTGATATTATCAAGGAAGGTGAATCGGTTTATTTAAACTGGCAGAAAAAATCACAATCATTAAAATACTGTTTTGAGCAAGAAATAAATGATCTCTTTTTAGATGATGATTTTGTCTCATTGTTTAAAATCAATGGTTCTTCTCATCCAAAGATCTTAAAAAAGTTCTTAAGAAAAGAAGTTTCTTTAGAGTCATTAGTTATTTTAGATAAGATTTTAAACTTCAGACAAAGATTTGACAAAAAACTTACTGATCCAGTATGGCAGTTTGTTTCTCTCAAGATTAAAAAATATTCATCATTTATACATATTGATATATTTAAGTTTAAACGTATTTTAAAGGAGTGCTTAATATGACATTTTTTGATTCCGATCTTGTTAGAGCAGAACTAGCAGAGATCTCCGATCTTCAGGAAAATGTTTACAAAAACGTGTTTAACTTTTATAGAATGGATAAACAACAAAAAGTTAAACATGTTGATCTCCTTCAAAAGTTGCTAGAAAAGCAAAGAGTATTGTATACTCGTATGAGTCTTTCTGATGATCCAGAAGCACAAGAGATTAAAAATAAAATTCTTGAATCTGCTAAGTCAATGGGTTTGGATGAAGGAGTTGACATTTCATTCATGTTTGGTAACATGGAAAAAGCACTAGTCCAGATGAAGCAGGATATTGGCAGGCACACCGATCACTGATACACTATTCTTATGCGGCTAGGGAATCCGCACCAAAGCAAACCCAAACAGGCCAAATACTTACAAAAATACGAGGTTCATATGTCATTTGAAACCCTTAAGAAACAGTCCCGTCTAGGAACTCTTACTGAAAAACTTGTCAAAGAAGTTGAAAAAAGTTCTGCCCGTGGTTCTATCGATGACCGCCTTTGGAAACCAGAAATGGACAAAGGTGGCACTGGTTATGCCGTAATCCGTTTTCTACCTGCACCCGAAGGTGAAGACATGCCATGGGCAAAAGTCTTCAGTCATGCTTTCCAAGGTCCTGGTGGTTGGTTGATTGACAACTGTCTGACTACTAACGGAGGAAAGTGCCCAGTTTGTGTAGAAAACAATAAACTGTGGAACAGTGGTCTAGAGTCCGATAAAGATATCGCACGTAATCGTAAGCGTAAACTGTCTTACTATTCTAATATTTACGTTGTTAAGGATCCACTTCACCCAAAAAACGAGGGCAATGTGTTCCTCTATAAGTACGGTAAGAAAATCCATGACAAGATTCTTGCTTCTATGCAACCAGAGTTTGAAGATGAAGAAGCAATCGATCCATTTGATTTCTGGACTGGTGCTAACTTTAAACTGAAGATCACCAAAGTTGCTGGATACTGGAACTATGATTCTTCTGAGTTTACTAGTCCTAATGCTCTACATGAAGATGACGATGTTTTGGAGTCTATCTGGAAAAAGCAGTATTCTCTAACTGCACTTGCTGCTGACAGCGAGTTTAAGTCTTACGAAGATCTTGAAAAGCGTCTAAATACGGTTCTTGGAGTTGGTAAGGTTGCACCCAAGTCTCAATCTTTTGATGAAGAGGAACAATATGAAGAATTGTCCCACAAACCTACTAAGACTGATAATGTAATGGAAGAACTAGAAAAAGCTGCTCGATCTTCCCGATCACCTGAACCACCTGAATCCATGAAGCGAGAACTTGCTAATCTATCTTCTATGGTTGATGAGGATGAAGATGATGCGATGTCAATGTTTAATGCTCTAGCAAATGATGATTTTTAATCAAATAGTTTAGCATTAAATCCTTTTTTGAGGGTTCTGGACACATATTGTTCAGAACCTTTTTTATAATCCATTATTTCTTCAATGTCATCAAATAAAACACTAAGATACTTTGGTTTTAATGTAAATATAGTTCTTTTTTTCTCTTCTATTCTCGATTCATATTCATAGTTTGTCACTGGTACTGTGATGTTTTCTCTAAGAACCTGTCCATCTCTAGATGAATAGTATTCTATAGAAAAAGTTCTATCTACATGAAGACCACCAGGAGAAACTATTGTACCAGTCTCATCTTTTTGTTCTATTGATTCATAGTGATGAACTCCATATAGATTTTCATAACTACCATATTTTTTGAGCATTAGTTCATCAAAACTTTCTTGTGGTAGTGGCCATTCGTTTTGTAAGTTTAAAATATTGTTTGATAATAAAACTACCCAGTCTAGAGTCGATTCTCCATATAGATCATACGCCACGTTATCTGGTCTTTGATTGCCAACTATAAAATACTTGGTAAAATAGTTGACGTTTTTGAAAATCTCTTTTCTGATTTGTCCTCTTTTAAAGAGATTTTTTACGGTGATATAGTTTCTAACACTATCACTACTTGGGTTTACGTTGATGTAATCAAAGTTAGGAACTTGTCTGAAGTAAGGTCTTAATGCCATTTTTAGTACCCCATACCGCTAGAGTTTTCTTGATCATCTCTATAGATTGGTTCAAGTTCTGAGAATGTTAGACTTAGATTGTACGATGTCATCGATCCATCCGCATATGTCATGTAAGATCCATCAGGAGTATAGTCAGTAGTGATGTTTGTTAGGGCACAAGTTTTGATGTTGTTTAAGAATGGATGAGGTGCTCCAGTTTCTCCAAAGATATACTGCAGATCAAACACATTTGGAGATTTTAAAAACAATCCAGTATTTGCTTTTTGTACAGCAGATTCTTTTTTTAGTACTCTTATAATATTTCGTATATTATTTGCTTCTGATTGTTCTCTTGGAGTAAACTTATAGTTATATGAGAATGTTCTAAGTGATGGACCTTGAAAGAGCATTTCAAGGTTGTTATTTAAAACTGCACCAGTTTGTCGTGTAACGACATTTGCACCAACTGCTTGACCAGCAAAATATGCTGTAATATACGCTCCAAGACCTTCTGTAGCTAAAAGATCATCGGCAAATGCTTTAGAATCTGTGATAAGACCTTTAAAAGCATCTACAAATTTTCCATCACCTAAACTATTAATAGCGTTTGCTGCTGCTCCTGCTGCTCTTGCTTGAAAAACATTCATTCCATCCTGGTTCCAAGAGACTGCATTACTATCCCTAATACCTGGTTGCATTGGTAAGAAAATGGTTGTTCCGAGGGATTTTTTTCTTCCAGCAGACTCTGTAGATGCAGTATTAAAATCATCTCTAGGCAAACCAGGAGGGATATATTCAATAACAGTTATTTTTAAATAATCAAGTTCAGCATCTCTTTTAAGTGGATATGATAGAGATGTTATTGGTGCGATTCTTCTTTTGACTGTTGGTGTAGCATCATTCAATACTGAAGTTGCACCAACATTTAAAGCAGCCGCATCTTCAAAAGGAATAAAACTACTATCCGACCAATAATCCGATGCGTTTTTGATTGTATTACTATAAGTTGGATTATTTACCAGTTCTTCCATAAAAAAATCTGGAGCACCCAACTGAAAAGAATCTCCAGTATTTAAGTTATAATCTGCCCAACTTATAGATCCATCAGCGTTAAAATAGTTTGCACCAGTAGACACCTCATTGTTACTTAAAGGTATTTCTGGTGTTCGATTTATTTGTACTTGAGACCCAGTGTCATTTTTTGCTTCAACATTAAATGATAAACCATCAATAAGGGTTGTGGGACTTACACTACCTTGACTTAATGCCATTTACACTATTTTTAGTTATTTATAGGGGTTTAGTTCGTCTTCTGTTATAATCTTAAACTCTATCATATGGTCTTCGCACCATTCTTTAGCAGCTTTCCATTTTGCTATATTTTTATTGTACATCATTACTTCATTGATGAAAGTTTTCTTTTGCTTTCCTTTTGTCTGCTTTGGTTCTATAGTTTGTTTTTTTGGTTTAACTTCTACAAGGTATTTTTTAATATTGCCACTATTTTCTTTAATCTTTACAATGAAGTCAGGAAAATATCTACGGACTTTGTTTGTCGTAGGATCAAAGTAAGGAATAAAAAACTCTTCACTACCCCATTCCATTATCTTCTCGTTTAGATCACAGTATCTCATGAACTTAAGTTCCCAAGAAGATCTATAAACTATATTACTTGGGTTTCCTTTATATTTTTCTGGATGCTTAGGATGAAACTTTCCCTGATGATATTTGCTTTCTCGCATACATAATATATAAGATCAAAAAGTATTTATAAATGTCTGCTGTACCCCCAAAGAGTTATAGTATAAGTGACTTTAAATCTAGGGCATTACACCTTGCACAGACTTCGTTATACCAGCTTACCATAGTTCCTCCACCAAGAATATTTCAACAGACTGAAAATATTAGTTTGTTGTGCCATGAAGCAACTTTGCCTGGATCATCATTAGCAACTCATCAAGTAACTAATGATCATCATGGTGTTACTGAGAAGATGGCATATAGAAGGATGTATGATGAATCATTTAACTTAACATTTTATGTTGACCATCAATATAATGTGGTTGACTTTTTTGAAAAGTGGATTGAGTTTGTTGTTGGGCAGGGATATACTCAATCAAGAAATGCTTATAGAGAAGATACTGCATTTTATAGAATGACATACCCTATAGACTATAAGCAAACAGTTTATATAAGTAAGTTTGAAAAGGACTATTTTAAACCAGGTAAAGCACCATTAGAACCATCAAAACGTGGTGGATCTAACTTAGAATACGAACTTATAGGAGCTTTTCCTTACAATATAGTTTCTATGCCAGTATCGTATAATCAAAGTGATATTTTAAAGTGTTCTGTTGGTTTCTATTTTACACGTTATGTTGTTGAGAAGAAAGGAACTGTTAGGTTCAGAGCACCTGGGTTTGCAAACTCAGGAAATCCTAATACTCAAACAACTCCTCCAGGTACTGTTCAAAGACCAATAAATGCTTTTGATTATAGTAAAGTGACTGGATTTAGATTTGATGAATACTATAATAACTTTGGTGTTGATGCTCAAGATAATACTAACTTTGGAAACTTTTTTAATGGTAGAACAGTTGATCAAGGAGTATTTGGAGCAGAAGCACAAGCATAACCCTACTAAATACATGTACTGATACATCAAATTATGCCTTTACCAAAAATTGTAACGCCAACTTATGAACTTGAGTTGCCATCTACAGGAAAATCTGTTAAGTATAGACCTTTCTTAGTGAAGGAAGAAAAAGTTCTTCTCATTGCCATGGAAAGTGAAGATGTTAAACAGATTACTAATGCACTAAAGCAAGTATTGAAGTCCTGCATCTTAACAAGAGGTGTTAAAATTGAAGAACTTCCTACTTTTGATATTGAATATTTGTTTTTAAATATTAGAGGGAAGTCTGTTGGTGAAGAGATTGAAGTAAATCTGATCGCTCCAGATGACGGAGAAACTTCAGTGTCTGTAACTATTAATGTAGAAGACATTGGTATTGAAAGACCAGAAAACCATGAAAAAACTATCAAACTAGACTCAAATCTAAGAATGGAGATGAAGTATCCATCTCTAGATGAGTTTATTAAAAACAACTTTGACTTTCAAGAGCAAACCTTAGATCAGTCATTTGAACTTATTGCTGGTTGTGTGGATAAGATCTATAATGAAGAAGAAGTTTGGTCTTCTGCTGACTGTACTAAGAAAGACATTATTGAGTTCTTGGGTCAAATGAATAGTATTCAATTTAAGGCGGTTGATGAGTTTTTCAATACCATGCCAAAACTTTCTCATAAAGTAACTTTTACAAATCCAAATACTGGAGTTGAAAATGTTGTTAAGTTGGAGGGACTAGCAAGTTTTTTCGGTTAGGAATGGTTTACATGGATCTAGAAAACTATTTTCAAATTAGTTTTTCTATGATTCAGTACCATAAATATTCATTAACAGAATATGAGAACTTAATGCCTTGGGAAAGAGATATTTACGTTGGAATGTTGATTAATCATTTAGAGGAAGAAAAACTAAAACAACAACAGTCCCAATGAAGAAAGAAGACGAACAAAAACTAGATTCTCTTTTAGATGACATAAGATCTGGAAATGATGGGAAAATCGTGGTTAGTAAAAAAATTAACCCCCAAAAACTTTTACCAAATACTACCAAAACTGACGATCAAAAATCTGATGATAAGACTCTTAAGTCTATACAAAAAGAGTTAGTTGAGATTAAGAATAGTGTTAACGCTATAGTAGAAGCTTTTAAAAAGCAAAATCAACTTGCCAAGTCTTCAATGGAAAGACAGAGGCAAGACAAAAATATTCAAAGAAAAAAAAGTAGAGAAAAGTCTTTAGAATCTAAATCCGGCGCGAAAAACGCAGGTGATAAAATAGAAAAAGCAATATCACCATTTGCAGATTTCTTTGAAAAAATAATGAACTTTTTTAAGTTCATTCTTCTTGGGGGATTTTTCAAAGGACTTCTTAATATTATAAAAAATCCTAAAATATTATTAAAACCATTACAGAACATCATCAATAGTATTGTTGGATTCTTTAATGGGATTATTAAATGGATTGATGATAATGTCATTGGTCCAATAAGAACTCTTATTGATTATGTAAATGGTGGAATAAAAAATATAGTTAATACTATTAATGATATTATCAAAGCATTACCAAGTTGGTTACCAAAACCAGATTTAATAGATAATCCTCCAGCAATACCTCAGATACCCAATCTTCCCCAAATACCTGAAGCGACTTTTGCTAATAGTCCAGCAAAGACTATACCAGTAGTTCCTCAGTTTGAAAAAGGTGGTGAAGTACAAAATGTTAGTAACTATAATAATGTTACTAATAGTACAAACAATAATGTTACTAATAGTACAAACAATAATGTTACTAATGTTACTAATAGTACAAACAATATAACTAATAATAGTATTAAAGATGGATCGACTGTTCTCCCGAGAAATAACTCCATTCTCCCGAGAAATAACTCCATCAGTAACTATAATAATGTTACTAATAGTACAAACAATAATGTTACTAATAGTACAAACAATATAACTAATAATAGTATTAAAGCTGGATCGACTGTTCTCCCGAGAAATAACTCCATTCTCCCGAGAAATAACTCCATCAACGTTAATGATTTGTCATTTGCAAATGGTGGTCAAATCGAAAATGATACTGGACTTACGATTACTGGTTTGGGTAAAGACACTCAGTTGATTGCTGCTCAACCTGGAGAGGTTGTTATTAATGCTAAAGCAGCTGAAAACTATGGTGTTGGTAAGTTATTGACAATCAATGACAAATATGGTGGACCAGTAGCAAATAAACCCAGAGACGTTGCTTCTAATAAGATTAAAGCAATGGCAAGTGGTGGTTATGCTGGTGGGAAGATTAAGTATTTTAGTGTTAATGGTGGAGGAAACAAACTTTTAAATTCTGGTCAAACTTATACTTACAGTGACTTAAGGATGCATCATAGTGGTCCAACCACTAGGAGAACTGATGGATATCCAAAAGACTATACATTATTGCATGGAACTGATCTATCATCATCTCCAAATGCAGATGTTCCAGTACCATTAGATTCTGAAGTTATATTTAAAAATCAAGCTGGAGGATATGGAAACACTGTAGTTGTTAAGAATGCTACGGGAAATATGCTTTTTGCCCACCTTAGTAGAATGGGCAACTTTGGTGTGGGGGATAAAATAAAAGCAGGAACTATTATTGGAACTCAAGGAAGTACTGGTGGAAACTATGCTGACCATTTACATATGGATGCAGAACCTGCAGGACATGAAGCATTTGTTAACTATATTACTTCGGGAAAACCAACATTCGGATCAACATCTGCAGCAGGTGAATCATCTTCGGGGGAAATAGAGACTGAAATGACTAGATCTGGAAGTCTCCAGATTCCATCTGCAGAGAATGTTAATAATGGAATGAATTTTCTTAGATCTATTGGACCTGTTCCTGGTCAGGTTAAGTCTGGTGGAGGTGTAGCAAATACACCAAACCAGAAATCTGTCCCATCATTCAGCTCTATTGATCCCGCTAATCCTTCTTTGTTGGTCGTAAAATCTATCTATAATCTTGTAGGATAATGGCATTACCAGCAATATTAGGGGCAGCAGGAAGATTATTGGCAAAAGAGGGGGCAAAAGGTCTCACAAAAGCTGCTGCTAAAAAAGCAATTCAAGCAAAATCTAAGAACTTGGCGAGAGAGAAGGCAAGACAATATGCTAAGAAAAAGTTGAAAGAAAAGATGGTCTCTGGCGGATCGGGACAATCTACAAGACCAAATATTCAAGAGAGAAAAATATCAACCCCAAAACTATTAAATGCACCTAAACCATCAATACCAAGTGGTTTAGATAAAATCCCTGGCAAGTCAAAGTATTCTCCAATATTAAAAGAGTTATCTTCAATAAATCAAGCACTGAAATCACTGCAATCTACTTTAAAAAACTCTCAAAATATTGCGAAAAGAGAAGCAACTAACAAAAGAATACAACAATCCAGACAGAGATTTTCTAATAGAGAATCTTCATTAGAAAATAAACAATCTGACGACAAAAACACTGAAGATAAACAAGAAAAACAATCTCTTGGATTTTTTGATATAATCAAAAGATTTTTTGGAAATATTTTAGCTGGTGGGTTATTAAAGTTACTTCTTAACAATAAAGATAAAATATTCAAAGGTATAGACCTTGGTATTAAAAACTGGAGACATATAACCAGATTTTTACTGGGACCAGAACTTAGAAAACCTTTATCTAAAATATTAAAGTTTACTGCAAAGTCTTTATTAAATCCTTTTTATCTTCCAGGTAAAATACTTAAAGGTAGTATAAAACTATTAGGTAAAGGTTTAAAACTAACCTTTAAGGGAATATCTGGTGCAATAAAACTTGCTATAAAATCCGCATTAAAGATTGCTAAAGGTATTATAGCATCGATTAAAGCTGGTGCTAAACTAGGCGGAAATGCACTTAGGTTGGGCGTTAAGGGTGCTAGAGCAGCAGCTAGGTTGGGCGTTAAGGGTGCTAGAGTAGCAGCTAGATTTACTAGATCTTCCCTAAGATTTGGTAGTAGAGCAACTAGAGCATTTACTGGTGCTTTAAAGGGTGGGCAAGGATTAAAAGGAGCAACTCAGGCAGTTGGAACTGCTGCTGAAAGATCTGCTCGTCAATCTGCTGCAATAAGAGCACAAGCACAAAAAGCAAAGGAAGCGAAAGAAGCAGCAGATAAAGCAAAGAAAGCGCAACAAGCAGCAGATAAAGCAAAGAAAGCGCAACAAGCAGCAGATAAAGCAAAGAAAGCGCAACAAGCAGCAGATAAAGCAAAGAAAGCGCAACAAGCAGCAGATAAAGCAAAGAAAGCGCAACAAGCAGCAGATAAAGCAAAGAAAGCGCAACAAGCAGCAGATAAAGCAAAGACAGCAAGAGAAGCGGGAGCGGCAGCACAAAAGGCAAAAGCAGCATCTAGTGCAGCAACAACTGCTGGAACTGTTGCTAAAGCAGCTAGACGATCTATAAGAATACCTATCATTGGTCCACTTCTAGTTGCACTTGACTCTTGGTTGAGTGGAGACCCACCAAGTCAAACATTGTTCAAAGCTGGTGGTGCTGCTATTGGTGGATTACTTGGAAACTTTATTCCTATTCCTATTTTAGGAATGATGCTTGGTGAATATATTGGTGAGTATGTTGGTAATCTATTTTATTATGGCATTAAAACTCCAGGCGGATGGAAAAAGGCAGGTGAGATTTTATTTGATGATTTAAAAAAAGCATTTGATACTGGTAAACAAGTTCTTGATTGGTTAGGTAAAGGTGTTACCAGGTATGTAACTAACTGGCCAAAACTAAGAATCCCAAATCCAGCTATTCCTGGTCCATTAAGAAGTGTATTAGAAGCAGCTACATTATGGAGATCTGGTAAGTTTGAAGGGATGCATGATTTCCTAGGAAAGTTTCCTTTGAGTCCATTTAAGTTTATTTCAGATAATCAGTGGTTTGGTAATAAGAAAGGTAAGTTATCACATGTTCCAGATCCTACATTTATGATTAGAGATCCTCTTGCATTTATTAAGCATGTTAAGAACTCATTTATGGGAACTTCTAATCAAAAACCAAAATATACACCACCACCATTAGGTGATATAGAACTTCCTGGCGATGGAAGTGCTACTGAACCATCGGCTAGTGATGGTAATACACCAAATCCAGCTGCAGGTTTAAATACAAGACTTAGTGTTGGTACTGGAGAGTTTGGCGAGGGACCGCTTATTAAGGCAGCAGCTGCTGCTGGAATCAAAGGAAAAGAACTTGCTGCTTTCCTAGCACAAATGTCTCATGAGACTGGAGGTTTTCAGTTCCCTAGAGAGCTAAGTGGAGGAAGGTCACACTATGGTGGTGGTGGTCCATGGACAGCTCCGAATGGGAAAACTTATAAAGCGAAGTTCCATGGTAGAGGTTATATTCAACTAACACATGACTATAACTACGAAAAATATGGAAAAATGTTTGGCGTTGATTTGCTAAGTAACCCAGATCTTGCAATGGATGGTGAACTTGCTGCTAAGATTGCTGTTGCTTATTGGAAGCAGAATGTTAGACCAACAGTAAATGGTAACTGGGATAATGTGTTTTTACATTCAAAAGCGATCAACTATCCTGCTGCAACTAGAGAAGATCAAATTAATGGAATGGATGATAGAAAAGCAAGATATAGAAAATACGTGGAAAAGTTAAATGCGGGTCAGATAACATCACCTGCAGCAACACCTACATCACCTGCAGCTCCTTCACCAGAGCAACAAGATAATGAAACCGAAAACCTCCGCAGATCAACTGATAACCTAAATCAATCTACTTCATCTGCATTGAGTATGTCTTCCCCTTCACAAAGAATGGATACTAGCGCATTGAGTCAAAGAGCATCTTATGAACAAAGAGGTGGTCAAATGACTGTATTACCTCTTCCTATGGGAAATGGTGGTGGAGAATCTTCTGGTGGAGGGTCTTCAGTTTTACCATTACCTCCAGGATCTACATCTAAGATGTTAAATAGTTACTATAAGATTCAACTCTTAGGCAACTTGTATAAAAACGGATAATGGAAAATAAAGACGTACTATCTGGGAATATTGAAAAGTTTCTTATAACAAATTTTAAGACTAAAGCGTCTATTGATATTAGTGCTGGAATAACTGACCTAAGATATTATGAAAACATTTTGTCTAATACTATTACTTTGTCTGTTGTATTTACAGATACTGGATATAAGCAAGACTCTAATGATAAAGAATCTATATCAGTTTTAGATGGATTACCATTAAGAGGTGGAGAAGAAGTTGATATAGTTATAGAAGATGCAAAAGATAATCCAACAAAGTTAAAACTAAAATTATATGTTAACAGAGTTAAAAATGTAAACAGTAAAACTAATACTGAAACTTATATAATAGATTTTTGTAGCGCAGAGACACTTGCCAACGAACAAAGTAGAGTAGTTGAAAGATATAGTGGCAAGATCTCTGAGAACGTTAAAACTATTTTGACCGATAAACTAAAGACTAATAAAAATATTATACTTGATGATACTCTTGTCGATTATGAGTTTATTGGTAATGATAGAAAACCTCTTCATGTTTGTACTTGGTTGGCATCAAGATCAGTTCCTTCTGGATATGGTAAAAAGAATGCTTCTGCTGGTTACTTTTTATATGAAACATCTAACGCATTTAACTTCAGATCTATTGATGCATTAATGAGTCAAAAACCAAAGAATCAATATGTTTACAGCGATACTGCTGAAAAGAAAGATGGTTTTGAGAAAGTTTTATCGTATGGTATTGACAGAAATATTGATTTGCAGGAACAACTAATACTTGGATCTTATTCCAATAGATCAATATTTTTCGATTTTTATGCTATGGATTATGAGGTTAGAAACTATAGTGTTGATGAAGATCAAAATGGAAAGGTAATAAATCTTGGAAAGGATGAAAATAATCATGTTGCAGATCAGTTTAGACAACCAATATCGAGGTTAATGTCACATATTCTTGATGTTGGAACTCTCCCTCCAGGTAAAACTCCAATATCTCAGTTGAAGAACTGGAAAACTAGTCCATTAAATCCAACTTATGATGTTAAAACCACAATGGTTCAGTCTATCATGAGATATAATCAAATGTTCTCTATTAAGATAAATATAGTAGTATCTGGAGATTTTGGATTAAATGCGGGGGATGTAGTTTATTTTGAGTTTCCTCAGGTAAAAGTTGGAGATCCTGATGTTGATGTGTTATCTTCTGGCAAATACGTTATTTCCAGTCTATGTCACAGAATAACTTCTGCTGACACTTTTACTAGTATGACTCTAGTAAGAGATACATTTAGAAAACAAAAGTAAAGGAGTAGTAAATGGAAAAATCAATCGAAGATCATATCGAAAAGGATAAAAAAATACTTGAAGACCCAATGATCTCTCCACAAATGAGAAGACATACTCAAGATGAACTGCAACATCTAGAGTTATATCATAAAAATCATCCTGAAGATAATCATGATCCAACCGCATTTGAAATGTACTGTGATGAGAATCCAGAAGCAAGCGAATGTAGAATTTACGAAGACTAATGATTCAAGAAGGGTTTTTAAAAAGTCAGCAAGTAGGACGCGACGGATTTATATGGTGGATTGGTCAAGTTGTTCTTGAGGATCAGTGGGTAGTTAATATTCCTGGTCGTAGAACTGGAACTACTTCAGACCACCTAGGATATGATTATCGATACAAAGTTCGTATTATGGGATACCATACTGCGGATGTTCAAGCACTTCCCGATGAAGATCTCCCTTGGGCAGGCGTAATGCTTCCTGTAACAGCAGGAACTGGTAATGGTGGAGCTTCACAAACACCGAGCATTAGGCAAGGTGATTTTTGCTATGGATTTTTCTTAGATGGCGAAAATGCTCAACATCCAATCATTATGGGTTTGATTGGATACAATCAATATGTTTCTATTAGCAAACTTCCTGCTGCTGCCTTTCAACCTTTCAGTGGATATACCAATAGAGACCTTATTGCAAGGTACAACTTAAATGTTACGCAAGAACCTGCACAAGCTAAACAAAATTCAGAAGGGGTAACGCAACAACAAGGTCAAGAAATAAATCCACAAGTCAATAACTCCAATATTCCAAGAAAGGATGGTGCTTCTGCTGAGCAAGCAATTGATGGATATGAAGTTGAGTATTTAGATTCCGAGTGTGAACCAATCCCTATGAGTAAAATGCAGAGGGATATTAAAAATGCAATCCAAAAGATTGAAAAATATAAAAAAACACTATCAAAATGGGAGAATACTGTATCTACAAAAGTAAGTGATATTAGAAATGATTTAAGTACCACAAATGCAACTAACTTTCTTGAAAATCTTATTCAGTTTGAGATTGATGGTTCAACAAAATCTATTAGTGAAGTAATAAAATGGGTTCTTGTAGAAGCGCAGAAGTTTACTACCAAAAAAATAAACGATGCTGCTAAAGTATCTTATTTTAATCTATTTCCAAATCAAAGACCACCATTAAAAGAAGGTATTGAGAAAGCTAGTGAAGCGGTAGTCTGTCTTTTTAGAAACTTAATATCCAATCTATTAGAAATGATTGGCAATTACTTAAAAGATGCCTTTAACAAGTTAGTAAATGTTCCTCTTTGTGCAGTTGAAAATCTATTAGGAGGAATTTTTGGTGCTATCACTGGTCTTATTAATGGTGCATTAAATAATATTTTAGAACCTATTTCATCTTTACTTGGAACCACTTTTGATATTGCTGAAGATGTTCTAAACTTTATTACTGAACTTCTATCATTCATTCTTTGTGATGAAAAACCAGATTGTGCTAAAACAACTGAATGGAGTGTGTGGGATGGTCCAGAACCATCTGCAAATCTAGACGTTGCTTCTATTATTGGTGAAGTTAATGGTGTTGCATCTGCTGTTTCTAACTTTAATATTGATCTAGATTCTATTGGAGATGTAGATCTCTCAGGAATAATCGATAGTGTTGCTGGTTGCTTTACTGGTCCTAACTTGTGTGGTCCTCCCACTGTAACTATTTTCGGTGGTGGAGGTTCTGGAGCGACTGCAAATGCAATCGTTAGCAGTACAGGAAAACTGATTGGTGCTGATATTACTTTACCTGGATCTGGATATACTTCTGCTCCATTTGTCAAGTTCAAAGACAGTTGTGGAAAAGGTAGAGGTGGATTTGGGAGAAGTAAAATTGACGATCAAGGACGTGTTGTAAGCATTCAAATAGTTACCCCTGGAACTGGATATTTACCTACATTTGATGGAAGTTACGGTGGTGATGGAAGAACTTGGGCAGATAAAACTGATACGATTGTTCAGAGATCCGATGGAACGTGGGATTCTCCTTATGGACCAGGAGAAGAAATTACATTAAATCCAGGAGATAAAGTTCTTTTCCCTGGAAATGATACATATGAAGACATTACTGAGGAATCAGTAGCAGTTACACCTCAACCATCCGAGGGTCAACAGGGTCAACAGGGTCAACAACTAGTTGAACCTATCTCAATTACTGAGGAATCAGTAGCAGTTACACCTCAACCATCCGAGGGTCAACAGGGTCAACAACTAGTTGAACCTATCTCAATTACTGAGGAATCAGTAGCAGTTACACCTCAACCATCCGAGGGTCAACAGGGTCAACAGGGTCAACAGGGTCAACAGGGTCAACAACTAGTTGAACCTATCTCAAGTGATGGTCAATATCCCGTTGTTTTAGAGTTGATTGATGTTGTTATAGATAGTCCAGGATATTCTTATAATATGTCAGATGAGATTACTATAACACCAGATAATGGCGCTAGTATAACACCAATAATCAGTCCTATCGGATCTATTATTGGCGCAGTAGTGAAAACTGGTGGATTGGGATTCACAGACATTCCTGAGATAACCATTAGTTCTCAGACAGGATTTAATGCAAGACTTATTCCAGTATTAGGAACTAAGTTTGTTGGTGAGCAAGAGATTTCTGAGATTGATGATCCAGAAATCATATCAAAAGTGATAAGTGTAGTCGATTGTGTAGGTAGATTCTAATGACAGAACCAGTACGTTGCTACCATACTATTAGATATGGTAATGATTACGGAGAAATACAATTTGGACATATTCATGATGATGAGATTGTTTCTGGGTGTCATATTAGAACTGCAAATGATGGTGGGCGTCATTATATGACTATGGATAGTACTGGTCTTTCTGAGACTGGTAGAAAAGGTGGAACTATAATGTCATCACCAGGATCGACTCAGATCGTTTGTGGTATGGATGTTGCAAAAGAAATACCAGCATTCATTACAATAGCGAAGAATGGTGATATTGTTTTTAAGGCAAAACGGGGAAGAATCCGATTCATAGCAGAAAATATTGATTTGATTGCTAACGGATCTGATGGAAAAAATGGTAGAATCTTACTGAAAGGGAATGAGAAAGTTAGTATCAAGACCCAAATGTTTGATGTTGATGCAAATGCTTCTTGTAAAATAGTTTCAGAAAATACTGTAGATATTATAGGAAGATCTATATTAAATGTTTATGGTGGATTAATGGATTTTGCTGATGGAGCAACATCTATTAAAGGAGGAAAAGCGGGGGGTGGATTATTCCCATTCAGTAACGAGATTAAAAATTTACCTATTATTGGAGACTTTTTATAAATGGCAAAACTTCCTGATGTACACGTAACTAAAAGACTTTTTATTGGTGAAGGTTTACCTGCATGTCTAGGAATATCTGGAGCTGAGATTCGTGGTTCTGCATATATTGAAGGTCCTGCTGTTGTAGGTGTTCCATTAAAGTTTCTTCCATATGAAGCTGGGGTGATGATCAGTAATGTTCAAAATACTGATATGCTTGCAGTACCAACTCCAAGTATTGTAAAAATACGATCTACATCAGTACCAACGCCGATTGATGTAGTTATTGGAGATATTGCTGGACCTGTAGGAGTTAATGTCTTTTGTGGTCCTATGCCATTTGTTGTGTCATCAGCATCTATTTCTTTAAATACTTTATTGCGATTTGATGTTTCTAACTTTGAATCAAAGATTGCATCTCTAAAATCTGATATTGGAGCAAAGTGTTTTGCAGGAACAAAACTTGAAACTGGATTTGATTCTAATCTAGGATTTGCATTTAATGCTGCACCTTTATTTGGTGAAGCTCCAACACTATATCCAGACCATGCTACTAAAGTTACAACTTTAAATAAAACTTTCGGTATTGCTATTTCTAAAAAACCATTTGATATTTTGCATCCAACTAAAGATGGGCATAGACTTAGGTATGTTTCTTTAGAAGGACCAGCGGCAGAAGTATATTGTAGGGGTAAATCTACCTCTGATGTTATTCATCTGCCAGATTATTGGTTGGGATTAGTCGAGAAAGATTCTATAACCGTTAACTTAACTTCAGTTGGTAGTGAACAAAATCTATACGTCAAAGAAATCGTAGACAACAAGATTTATGTTGGTGGTGGAGTATTGATGAATGGAGAAGGATTGTTTAAGTATCACTATACAGTATTTGCAGAAAGAAAAGACACTGAAAAGAATATTCCAGAATACAAAGGGTTGACAACTGATGATTATCCAGGTGATAATAGTGAATATAGATTGAGTTAGAATGAAAAAAGTCCATGAGTTATTCCCTCTGATAATCTATCAGGGGAGTTTAGATTGTCATGAAGAGTTTAAAAGAGATAATATAGAAAGTTTAAAGAAGTATTGGTTTAATGGTTATGAGCATGAATCTCCAGAAGCATCGTCAAATATTTTTGCCCATTTAAATACTGATTATTCTGTGTTCTTCAAATCACTTAGAAAGATATTTGATGATTATTTTGATACTTTGAATATAAAATATGATAGATTAAGTTATCATATATGCAAATCATGGGTTGTTTATCATAGAGATGATACTACTCCTCCAATGGCACCACATAATCATAATGAGGCAAATATAAGTTTTGTGTATTATTTAAATACTGACGAAACATCCGATAGATTTGTTGCTATGCAAATGAGTAATAGTAATGAAGTATGTCAAGGATTCTTCGATACTGCTGATATACATAATCTTATGACCAACTTCAATAGATATAACTGCAATAACTATACAATAACTCCTATAGAAGGTTCTGTTATTGTAATGCCAACTCAAACGTTTCATAAGACGATCAAAAAGAAAGCTAGAACGAATGAAAGGATTGCTATTGCTGGAGATGTTCGGGTTACTTTAAAACCAGAACATTTCAGACATCATCAAGGTTGTACACATCCCTCACAATGGTTAGAAATATGACGTATAAGATTGTAAATGATTCTAGAAAACCTATTTTAATAAAACATTCTGAAATATGTTCTCCTCCACCAAATGAGATTTTCATAGATGATGTTGATACATCTTATCCAGGTATTGTTATTAAATATGAAAATGGTTATTTGATTGAAGATGGTGTTCATAGAATGGCAAAACTTCAAAAACAGGGGATATTTGAGTCTCTATTTTATGTTGTAAGTATTGAAGAATATAAAAATGGAATGGTTTCTATGAAATATCGAGAAACCTTTATAACTTTAGGCGCATGGAATCATAACTTTTTGTCGCCAAGACTCCACAAATAAATAAACCATAGCAATGTTATGCAGAAGAAATGGCTAAAATAAGGAATGTTGAATCTATTAATAAGATTACATCCCAACTTATTAATGATAAAATAGATATTGATAGATTTGCTAGAGAGCAGATAGTTACTTTAGAAACTGCTAAAGAACCATATCAAGATGCATCTAAAAATCTAGACTTATATTTGCTTGAAACTTGCCAAGAAGTAAATGATGCTTATGATAAAGTGAAAGAATCATATCAAAGTAGAATAGATGCTGGTGGTGCCAGTGATTTATTTTGGAGGATTGTGGGAGTATCTAGTCTTACTAGCACCACTCCTAATCCAAATACAGGACCACAAACAAAAATTGTTGGACTTTCATATGATTTAAGATGTGAAAGATTGTCGAGAACATATTCTGAGCAACAAAATATTGGATCTGGTTCTTCTACTTTTACTTTTGATCCTTCTAGCGTTCAAATATATCAAGCAAGAGAAGTGAATCTTGGTAGTAAGCAACCATTAACTTCAGCTGGTAGTGAAATGGATAGTGTTTTTAGACCTGTCAATCTTCAGGGAATAAAGTTAGATATCGAACCATATAGTAGAGATGTTCTCGAAACTTATGTAAATGTTTCGATTGGAACTGCTGATCTTGGAGGAACGAGACTATTCTTGACTAAAATATATGAGGATATTGAAATTGGGCAGTTAGTTTCCTCAGAACCAAAAATCTTATTTCCAGACTCTGGTGTCAATAATGTAACTGGTATTGGCACTGCAATCGTAAATCTTACAGGGGTGCCAAATACTTCTGGTGTAAATGGTGAGATAGTGACTTATGTCGATTTAGGAGATCCTGTAACTCAACTTATAACTGCTCCATTATTTAATGGGGAATATCCGATATTCACGTTCTCAATATCTCCAGATCAAGTCCCTGATAGCATTTCTGTCGGTGAACGTGAAAGTCCTTATGAACTTCAACAGGTGAAGAAAATGACTTCATCTGATGCTGGAACAGGAGTAGAACTAGAATATGATAACTCTGGGATAGAAGTGTATAGTGCAGAGTGGCCACATTTTCTAGATGGATATCCAGACCCTGATAATCTTGATAGTATTGTTAGAGAACCTGCAGTTGGATCTGGAAAAGTGTATTATACAGTTGGGTTTAATAGAAAACCTTTGAGAGATGATGGTTCTGATGCTACTGAGGGGGATACTAGAACAATATCAGACTATATTTCTTCATTTGGAGGAGGATTTTTAGATCCTAACTCACCACAAAATCCAAGTTTTGTCCCTGCTTATAGCAGCCAACTCAGCAATACTCCAGAAATAAATGCCCAAATAAAATCTAATGAAGATGAAGCTTTACAAAAAGAAAGTTCATTGAAATATAATGATGAGTTTTATGATAGTATTTCTATTTCTAACAAAATAAAAAAAGAATATAATGAGTTTAATATTAGAATATGGGCATATAGAGTTCAAATCGGAAAAGCTAGAGAGGAAAAGCTAGAAAAAGAAGACTTTAAATCTTTCCTCAATAATAGTACATATAAACCTATTGCTAATGCTGGAGGGCCTCCAGTAGTAAATAGAAACTATCCAATGTCCTCTAATACATCTTTAATCAGTTCAACATTTTTGACATTTGATATTACCGTATAAATAATACAAAGTCGCTTCAATGCAGTAAAAATATTATGTCTAAATCTCTTATTAATGTTGGCGCATTTGCTAATGATGCTACTGGAGATAGTTTAAGAGTAGCTGGTCAAAAAATCAACGATAACTTTACTGAGATCTATGATGTTCTCGGTAACGGATCTTCACTTTCTGGCATTGTTACATTTGCACAAGGTGCATATTATTCTGAGATATCGGGAATCTCTACTTATTCCGAAGGATTAATAGATAGTCCTCAGATTGCTGTAGATGGTGTTACATGTGCAGGTATTGTTACTATGGCAAATAGTAGCATTGTTGGAACTGCAGCAACATTTACTGCTACAGGTGTAACTACAGTAAGTGCTGCTTTACAGGCATTTCATAAAGTTGATTATAATAGTAATAACACACAAATACTTATTTCAGATTTTAAACCAGGATCTACTTTTGAAGTTATTTGTAGAAATACAGATGGCTCAACTAGATCGGTTCTAATTCTTACGAGTGAAACTGATACTGGCCATGCTCTCCTTCCTTTATGTGGATCTTTGTTTAGCGGTACAATTACTAATGGAGTTATTAATGTTGGTTCTAATAGAATGCTCAGGGTTAGAATATGGAATGAAAATGGTTCCGTCTATGGCATGTACTGTTGACAACTGCCCTGCGCCCTGCTAAGATATATGGGTAATCAAGAACGAGACGACAAAATGCAAGATGAGTACCTGACAAGGTGCGTTGTAGATCCATCTCGTAAAACCATTTATATCTACGGGAGTAACGGAAACGAAAATGAAATTGTTTGTGTTACTATTGACCAGTTTATGAACATGCTCAAGTTTATTCGTGCTACAGTTGATGAAGATATTCTAGGTTATGCAGAATGAGACCAGAAACACGCGAAGCAATGGAAATGCTTTTGGGCATTGTGCCCGTGGGAGTTCAAGTCTCCCCGTTCCTATTGAGACTTTCTAATAAATAATAAGAAACGCTCAATCATATGAAATACAGAATCGACGTTAGATATTGTTGGTTTGAAAACAAATCTATGTTGGTTGAAATGTATTTCATAAACAACATTCCTTTTACTTTTTATGAGGTACAAAAAGAACTTTACGAAGATCAAGAAATCATAGAGTTAGCAAATAACTCTGCTTCATATACAACAGAAGACCTTTATAGACACTCTTTCTATCTTATAGAAGAAGAGTGTCATCCATTATTATATCAACTTGATTTAGAAAACCCCGAACTGTTACCTACTGACTAATGAAAATCAATCTTTGGTATTCCGAACATAAAAAACAATGGAGATGGGTGTTATGCGATGATAATGATAAAATGCGACAGGAATCTGGATCGCAACCATTTTTGCGTGATGCAATGAATGACGTTGCAAACACTGTAGAATATATGCTCGAAACAATGCAATCTGAGTAATAATAGCATGTGTTTATTCACGTCCTCTTCTTTTTTGATTGATAAATAACTTATAACGGAAACTATAATGTAAATAAAATGGGTCTCTCCAGGTTAGATAATTTTCTAAAGTCAACTCGCGGAACTATCCTTTACGTTGATCCAAACAGTCTTGACTCAACTGATAGTATTGAAAATCAAGGTAACTCTTTGACCAGACCCTTTAAAACTATTCAAAGGGCATTAGTTGAAGCATCTAGATTCTCATATCAGAGAGGAAAAGGTAATGATAGATTTGGTAAAACAACTATTTTACTTTATCCAGGTGATCACATTGTAGATAATAGACCTGGGTGGATCCCTACTGGTAGTTCATTTATCCTAAGAACTAGTGAGGTTAGAGACGACTTTGGTGAATGGACATTAGACACTAACTTTGACCTAAACTTAGAGAGAAACTCTTTATACCAACTAAACAGTATTCATGGTGGAGTCATCGTACCTAGAGGTACTTCTATTGTTGGTTTAGATTTAAGAAAAACTAGGATTATTCCTAGGTATGTTCCAAGTCCAACAAATGATCAGATTGAAGCGTCTGCTATTTTTAGAGTAACTGGTGCATGTTATTTCTGGCAGTTCACTATTCTAGACGCTGATCCAAATACCACATGTTATGCTGATTACACTATTAACCAGTTTATTCCAAACTTCTCTCACCACAAACTGAGAGTATTTGAATATGCTGATGGTGTTAATAATGTAGTCATTAACGATGCGTTTATTAATGGTACTTCAGGTGAGTTTGATAGAACTGATCTTGACATGTACTATGAGAAAGTTGGTATTGTTTATGGTCAGAATACTGGTAGAGATATTCCAAATGACTATCCACCATCAGATCTAGTTGATATTGAACCAGTTATTGATGAATATAGAATCGTTGGTCCAAAGGGTGATGAAGTAGGTATTGCTAGTATTCGTTCTGGCAATGGACTTGTTTCTTCAACTCTTGTTACTGTTACAACATCTGAACCACTTGATGGTATCAGTGTGAATACTGCTATTGAGATTCAGGGAGTATCAACTCCTGGATATGATGGTAAGTATGTAGTTTCTGGCGTCAATAGTCCAACAGAGTTTGAGTATAAGGTACAAAATCCTCCACCAGAAGCATTAGGAAATGTAACATCTTCAACTGTTAATCTGATTGTTGATACAGTATCATCTGCATCACCATATGTCTTTAACTGTACGCTACGAAGCGTATATGGTATGTGTGGTCTATTGGCGGATGGATCTAAAGCGACTGGTTTCGTATCGATGGTGGTTGCCCAATATACTGGTGTTGGACTACAAAAAGATGAGAACGCATTTGTTAAGTATGATACTACTTCAGGTACATATAAGGATGCTACATCAAATCTTATCAATCTTTCATCAAACACCTTATCGCAATATAAACCAAACTATGAGAACTTTCATATTAAAGCGATTAATAACTCTTACTTGCAGTTAGTTTCTGTATTCGCTATTGGTTTTTCTCATCAGTTTGTATCTGAGAATGGTGCAGATATTTCTCTTAACAACTCCAACTCAAACTTTGGTAATAAAGCACTTGTTTCAAAAGGATTTAAACAGGATGCATTCAGGAAAGATGATGTTGGATATATCAGTCATCTGATTGCACCAAAAGAACTAGAATCTGAAGACTATACAGTAGAGTTTTATTCTATTGATGTAAACACAACAGTTGGTGTTGGAAGTACATCAAGAATGTACTTATATAATCAAACCAATGAAAATATTATCCCAAATACAGCATTTGATGGATTTAGGATTGGTGCTAAAGAAAATGATAAAATCTTCCTAGATGTATTCGATACGGCAGGTATTAAGAGCACTTATTCGGCAACTATTGTTATGCCGAATGAAGATTTTACTGGTGGCATTTATGGTGCATATAGAAGAGATGATCTAGAGTTTTCATCAAAGAAAGAGTTCTTAGTAAGAAGAACAAATAATGATACTGAGAATGATATTTTCAATAATGTTATTTCTTTCAATGAACCTCACCAATTTTTAACTGGTGAATCTGTAAGAATATTATCTGATAATGGTAACTTACCCGATGGTATTGAAGAGGATAGAGTTTATTTTGTTATTACAGATTCTCTAGATCCAGTTGGATTGGGAACCACACAGATCAAACTCTCAACATCATTATCAGATTCCTTCCAAGAAAATGTAGTATCTATTAATGAAAAGGGTGGAAACTTAAAGATTATTAGTAGAGTATCCGATAAAGTTGCTGGAGATTATGGACATCCTATTCAATGGGATGAACAATATAATCAATGGTATTTAAATGTATCTAAGATTTCTATTAGTAATCTAGGAGAAAATGATCTTTATAATGGCATCGTTGGACTTGGAACGACATCTCTTGGTAATGCTACATCTAGAACATACTTTAAGAGAAAAATCGATAATAGATCATATTCCGATAACCTCTATAGTTTGAGATTTGTTATTCCAAAAGATTCTAATATTGAATCTAGAGATCCACTTGATTCATTTATTTTACAAGAATCTAGTTCAGGAATTACAACATCTACAGAAGTTGCAAAGTATTTTGACCCTACAGGATCACTATCAATATCAAACTCAACTGAACTTAGAAACCCAAGATTTATTTCCACATGTAGTTGGAATGGTGGTCAAATCACTGTTGGTACAGAACTACCACATGATCTTGTTCCTGGTTCGGAAGTAACTATTATTAATGCTATCAGTGCTAATAATACTGATGGAACATTTAATAAAGGTTATAATGGATCATTTATTGTTACTGGTGTTAATAACTCCAGAGAGTTTACTTATAACTATGAATATGATCCAGGTTCATTCCAAAGTGACACAAATACCAGAGATGAAAATCTCCCACGTTTCTATAAGAGTAAGTTAAGAAATACTTTCCAAGCATATAAGATCGAGAATGTTAAGCAATACATTCCAAGTTATCAAGATGGTGTTTATCATATTATTCCACTAAGAGCTTCAGAGTCTCCTATTGTTGCACCATTTACTAATAAAAAGTACACACAGTCTTTAAGGAATCTATATCCTAGACTTGATAGAGACAATCCAGTATCCGATCCAAAGGAAGCAAGATCATTTGCTACCTCAGAGAAGATTGGTATTGTTGTTGTAGATGATCCACACAATAGTTTGACCAAAGAATCATCAAGATCATTCTTAAAAGATCTTGGTGTTGGTGTTGGAGTAACAAATATTGTATCTGATAGTGTGGGAGTATCTCATACAATCTTCACTGATATTGATCATGGACTTTTTGGTATTACAAACTTAAGTATCCAAAGTATTGGATCACAGTATATTCCAGGTATTTACTATAATGTCCCATTAACATCTGGATTATCATCAACTACAGGATTTAATGCAACTGCTAGAGTGAGTGTTAGTGCTGCTGGTACTATTACAGATGTTACTATCATGAACCCTGGTAGTGTGTATGGTATTGGTAACACATTATCGCTCACATCAAATATAAGCAGACAGGTTGGATCTTATGATGCGACAGTAAGAGTCGAAGGTATTAATGATTCAACTGGCGAAACTTTAGAAGTTTCTGGTATTGGAACTGGTAACTACACAAACCTCTATAGAATCTCTGGATATGAAGTTGGAGATGCTAAGAAGGTATTTGCTTATTCATCTGAAGATATTGTAGAACCAAATACTGGTGAAAACAGGATTATCATTAGATCTACTGATAATCCTTCGATCATTAATGTTGGTAGATCGATCAAATCAACCAGTGTAATCTATGATAATAGAGTTGGGGTTGCTACATTTACATTCCCAAGATCTCATGGTTTCTCTGTAGATCAGAAAGTTAGAGTTGGTGGGGCAACAACTGAAGTATTCAATGGAGACTTTATTGTTAAGTCTGTAGAATCTACAAGTTCTTTTGTTGCGCCAACAAAGTTAAGTATTAATGTTAAGGGGTGGGATACTATAACTCCTATCGGAACTCCTATCTTCCATCCACATGGTTTGACATCAAGAGGAGGAACAGTTTCAAACGAATCTGAACTATATTCTTCAAGATTATTCACTACCTATGCTGGTATTTCTACACAAATCGGAAATACTATTAACGTATCCGATTCCAATACCAACCCAATCACTATTAACAATGCAGTAGAAAGAGGATTTAAACTTGGGGATTATGTTCAGATTGGAAATGAGATCCTAAGAATCAGATCTGGAGTTTCTAGCGATACAGTATATGTCTTTAGATCTCTACTAGGAACTGCAAAGGAAACTCATAGAAATAATAGTGTAATCAATAAGATTAAGGTACAACCTATTGAGTTTAGAAGAAACTCTATTATTAAAGCTTCTGCACATACATTTGAATATGTTGGTTTTGGTCCTGGTAACTATTCGACATCACTGCCAGATAAACAGGATAGAGTTCTAGGTTCACAAGAAGAAGTTCGCGCTATTTCTGAAAAGAATGAAGGTGGTGTTGTATTCTTCAGTGGAATGAACAGTAATGGAGATTTCTATACTGGTAACAAGAGAATCAACTCTTCAACTGGTGAAGAAAATCTATTTGATCTACCTGTACCAACAGTAACTGGTGAAGAACCTGATAAATCCAAATCAATCTTCGGTTTTGAAGTACTATCTCCAATGGAGATTAGTATTGGTAGAGCTATTAGAGTTGAAGGTGGAAAGGATAAGAACGTCGTATCAAGATTTGACGGTCCAGTAATCTTTAATAACAAACTTACATCATATTCTGCTAAAGGTATTGAAGCTAACTCTTTATATCTCCAAGGTTCTGAGAATGTATCTAGAAAGTACACTTTATCTGAAACAAAACCAGATTATACTGGAAACTATGGTGACGTTGTATTTTATTCGGATCCTAAGGATAAGGGATATGTTGGATGGATTTATACCCAAGAAAATACATGGATGGATTGGGGATTTATTGGTGGACCAGCAATCCATCTATCAACAAATAATAATCAAGTAGGATTTATTTCTGCAATCAATATTGTTGGTCTTGGTCTGACAGTAACGACGCAATATACCCCAGGCAATAACGGTGGCATTTCCACCATTATTATTGATGATAATCCACTGATCGCCATTTCAACTGGTCCTTATAACCAACTTGTTGGTAATGCTAATCAAATGAACTTTGTTGGTGGTGGTATTACACTATCACAGATTGGATCTTCTGGAATAGTTACTGTCTACATGGAGAAGATTAATGTAGAAGCACTAGCACCATCTGGTCCATATCAATCCATTCAGTTCCATGAAAGTGATGACACATTTGGTGGTGTTCCTTATTTTGCATATAACAATGTAACTGGGACAGTTGATATTGGTCCTACATCTTGGACAAGTGATGGATTTGTAAGCTTTGGAACTACAAATCCAACATCTAAAGTTGAGATTTATACTGCTGCTGAAAGAGCACTTTATATTAACTCAACTTCAGGTACTGGTGAGATTGTAAGGATTGAAAACGTTGGTAATGATTTGAAACCATTTATCATTGATATTGATGGTAACGTTGGTATCAATACTGGAAATGTTCTAGCAGGTATTTCTTTACAAGTTAATGGTAATATTGGTGTTGTTGGAGATATTAGATTCTTCAATTCAAATCAATCCTTCTATGCTGGATTTAAGGCACAAAATGACCTTAGCACTAATCTTGTTTGGGAACTTCCAAAGATTGTTGGTTCTGCTAAGAGTATTATGATTAGTGAAACTTCTGGAACTATTGGATGGTCTACAATCTCTGATCTATTATCAATAACATCAACCGATGCTTTACCTGAAGGGGATGTAAATGTTTATCATACTGTTCAAAGAGTTGTTAATGCTTACATGAACTCTTTAGGAAAACAGGTTGGTATTGCAATCACATATAACCCAAATACACAAAAGATTGATTATGAGACATGTTTAGAAGAAGGTAAATATTTCTTCTCTAGTTTTGGAGTTATGCTCTGATAAAAAAGGGGGGGGGATTTGATCCCCCCTTTTTTTTATTATCAACACTCAGGCATTACTAAGACATTATATGTGATTTGTTGTTTTGTTGGAGAGAGTATTGATCTTGTTCTCCAATCTAGACATTTCCTTCTTCTAGCTGCAAACTCAATAGATTGTCCTGGTTTTAGGAAATACTCAGTCGGGAATGGAACTTCTTGTATTCTTCCCCACTTTCTCCACCAGTTCCAACCACTACCATAGAAGTAATATTGTCTAGTGTCTAAGATTTCTTCCTTTGAAAATAAGAACATATATCCATTTGGATTATCCCCCCCACCATCTCTATTTCTTCTGAATCCCCACCAATATCTCCAATACCATCCATAGTTTAAACTTAATGAAGAAAGGTTTCTTCCAATAATACCTTCAATCCAATCAGTATTAATATCTGGAAGGTTTGGTAGTTGAATGTAGTTAGCAGTCCTGTTAGTGGTTGTTCTTCCAAAAGAATCTACCTCTGGTCCAGGAAAAACTTCTCCAGGAGTTAGAACCCTAATCTCATTAGTTCCTGTACCCTCGATAGAAAGATAGTTAAAAATAACTCGTACATTTCCACCAGTATTATTGGTATACAGTGTAAAATCGTTCTGCTCACAGAAGTAACCAGACAATACCTCAGTAATCGATGCCATTGTATTTTTTACTATTTACTTTCTTTATTTATTTAGATCTATAAATAGTTAAAAATTTCAACTAAGAGGGGAGAGTGAACCTCAATGGCAATTCAGAAGAACTTTGTCGTTAAAAATGGACTTGAGGTAAGTGAAGCTCTAATTTATGCGGATAAAGTTGCCGATCAAGTTGGTATTGGTACAACTAGTATTGATGGTAACTGTAAAGTTGAAGTCCGTGGAAACTTAAAAGTTAGAAATCTGTATCTAGCAGAAACATTAGGTATTGGATCTATACCGAATCTGCAAGGAACAACGCTAGACTACGGATATGGTCGAATATTATCTGGTGTTGTAACTAGTCTATCTGGAACTGCAGTAACTTATACTACAGGTAACATTACTGATCTTTCTGGAACTGCAGTAACTTATACTACAGGTGATATCACCAATCTTTCTGGAACTGCAGTAACTTATACTACAGGTAACATTACTGATCTATCTGGAACTGCAGTAACTTATACTACAGGTAACATTACTGATCTATCTGGAACTACAGG